CGGGGGTCTTAACCAATGTAGAAGCACTTGCGCTGCGTGAACCAGTAGTGTGTTGCTTGATAGACTGAGACATATTGACTTCATCAAAGCCCAATACGCCAGCGCCCATCATGCCGTTCTTGAATTGGCGGCTAACGGTATCTGTTGGATTAAACAGACCCTTCATGCCTTCAACCAAGCCAGCGTTAGCAGCAGGGTTTACGGTTGCGTAACGTGGGGACATCACAGCAGCGTTTTCGTTCAATTTCTGTTGGGCTTGCAACAAGACCAAAGAAGTCGAAGGAGTAGTGCCGGGTGTTCCAACGGTGTTACCGATGGTTTTGTACGCATTAGCAACGTCAGCATCAATAGAAGATGCCAATTGGCTGATACGAGGCTTGAGAACACGCTCTGCAAAGTCATCCAATTGCATGGTCAATTCAGCAGATGTGAAGTTGACACCAATGTGCTTTTGGTTGTTTACAGACAACGTGGTGAACTGTTCGTTGTCGTCTTGCACTTGCAAGGCAGCACCGTCAGTAACCAAAGCGCGGTCAGGTAAACGGATACGCAGGGTTGAACCGATCTTCGCACCTTCAACAGCAAAGCTGTCGTCGTACTGGCGGTTTACATTGCGGGTCAAAACAAGGTTGTTCTCAAGAATTTCGAGAGCCTTGCGGGTGATCATGTCGATCGTTAGGATACTGTTTGACATTTTAAAAGTCCTTAAAAAAGTTAGCGGTTAGCCTGTGACTGCCACTTTTTCATCTGTCTTGCCCTGTCAGCCGCAATCCACTCCGAGGTTGTCATGCTCTTGATAGAGCGTGGGTCAGTAGTGTCAAGTGCTGGTGATCCAGAAGATCGGGCAGTAACTGGCGAAATAGGTGCTGGCGCAGACGTTGATCTTTTCACCGGAGGATCAGAAGCTAATTTAGCCTCAATCTTTCCGATTTCCTTTGCCTGACCGAGTGGCGACATTCTGGAAATACGGTCTGCTTCTTTAGGGTTAGTCCCAAGCCAATAGGCTAAGTCGGGGCCAACATCCGAGGATTGGATCGTTTCTGCCATCACATTTGTAATTGTCAGCTTGGGGTTATACGCAACTTGTTCAAAGTCCTCGTATTTGCTCCGCGCTTCTTCTTCACGCTCGTGATAACTCTCAAGAACCTGCGATTGCTGCTTGGCGGCTTCTCGTCTAGCGATCAATTCTTCAGCCTTTGAATAGGCCAATGCTTCCGCATAGGCTTCGGGGCTTTCAAACTGGTCAACGGTTGCCGTTGGTGCAGCCTTCATCACCTGCGTTTCCGCTTGGCGATTTGCTTGCTCTCGTTCCCATTTACGTTGCTCTCTTGCGAGGCGTTTACCAATTGCAGCATCAAGTTCCTCTTGCGAGAATGACTTGCTGACTACCTCTGGTGTCTCCGGCGTAACTTCTACAACTTCCGGTGAGGCCGTCTCACTTGGTGTTGGCACGGAGTCAACTTCCGCTAGGTTTTGGACTTCTTCAGTCATTTCAATGAATCCTTCGATTCCCCAGTGAACCTCGCTGGTACGGTTTTTACAAATATATCAGATATTTCGGTTATGCACTAGTGCTAACCCAAGATGTTGTTGCCTCATCCCAAGTATAAGAGCCATCAGTAGGCATTGGGATTGGGGCAGACCATAAACAGGTTTGCTCACTCATTGTCCAACTTGGAAATGGCTGTGGTGCAATAAATGCGTCACGCTGGCTGTCATAGGTATACCCAATTCCAGCGTAATTCTTGCGAAAAGGTGTGCCGCCATTAGCATGAACACCACCACGGGTGTTATACGAGGTTTGCTTATAGGTATAACCAGAACGCAAAGTCAATTCTGCTTCTTTGCCATCGTCTTCCTGACGGCCCATCGTGACAAAAGTCACAATGTTGTTCTCATCAAGTTTTGCAAAGTGAGCCAATTTAATTTCCTTAACTGAAGGTGACTGTTTCAGATGTTGTGGATGTTGCGGTTACGGTGTAAATTTTATAACCAGACACCGCAGTAGATACGCTTGATGTCACGCCTTCTGAGAAAGTGGCTGTGCGCGTGTCTGGGATTTTAATAATCACAACACCAGAACCGCCGTTGCCAGAAGATGTACCTGATCCACCACCGCCACCACCCAAATTGGCAGTGCCATTAGTGCCGGGATTGCCAGCAGCACCGCCGCCACCTGCGCCGCCTGCGCCTTGTGTCCCATCAGCATTGCCGCCACCGCCGCCAGCGTAGGTGACGCTACTGCCACTTATGCTGCTTGCTGTACCTGCGCCGCCTGCACCAGCAACGCCCGATGTTGCAGTACCACCTACTGCACTTGCGCCACCGCCACCGCCAGCAGCACCACTGACAGCAGCACCAACAGCCGCACCGCCAGCGTTACCTTGTCCTGATGTTCCTGCGCCACCCGCTGCTCCTGTTTTGTTACCGCCACCACCGCCGCCAGAACCACCGCTTGCGCCAGTGTTTTGGCCTACTGTGGCACAACCACCATAGCCACCGCCAATAGCAGTAAACGTATTAAAAACGGAATTTGAACCCGAAGTGCCTTGACTTCCGGCTGAACCCGTACCACCAGCACCAACAGTAACAATATACGAAATGTTGAGATTGGTAACTAGCCCAGTACTTGAAAGTAAGCCACCCGCACCACCACCACCACCGTAATTAAAACTTCCAGCGCCACCACCAGCAACTATTAAATAGTCTGTAAGAAATGCGGTTGATGGGTTAGAAGACAATCCAATAGTATTGCCAAGCCCAATGGCAAGACCATTACGGATGGGAATGCCAAAAAAGCTCATTGGATGTTAATTGGTTTGCAGTAGATCGTGCCGCCAGTGGACACTTGGATTGCACTCACGCGCCATTGACCACTGACGCTACTAGGCACTTTGAACGGAACAGGTACATTTGCTGGCAAGGGTGTGCTTGCTGTTGTAGCAGTAACACCTTCGCCGACTAACACATAGCAGGCTTGGTCAGACCAAACCACCACGCCTTGAGCGCCAGCAGGCCAAGCACCAGTTACGCCAGCAGTGCCAGTGTAAGAAATGGACTTGGCTGGAAAATTAGTGTCTGCCAGAGGGTTTAAGAGTTCCAAAATATTCTCCTTATGCTAAGAATTTCAGCTTATAAATCGTGCGTAAATAAATTTCAATGATGTTGTCAATCAATTGTTGCAGCGATGAGTCTGACTTGTCAACTACTTCATATCTGCACTTTTCGATCTCGTCAAGCTGGTCTTGCAAGAATTCGATCACATTGGTCGTTTTCTTGGCAGACATCAGGCTAATTGGCCCAATCATACCGTGTCTGCCTTGGTAAGCCTCGGCAAAGTCATCGGCAGCGCCAACGATGCGTTCATAAAAGATATTGAGCGCAACGTGCTTGGAGTAACTGCGGGTGTTCAAGTGAACACTGTGGGTCACATCACGGGCTAGGAATAGCATTCCCATAAAATCATTGCATTTCATTTGGCATTCCTTGTGGTGGCATTTGCTCCATACCCTGTTGTTCCATTGGCATCTCAGGCATCTCAGGCATTTCTGCGGGTTCACGCATTTCTGGTGAGCCGTTCACAATATCGCCAGAATCCATTGCTGCGTGAATTGTACCCATCACGATGTCCTGAATCTGCTCTGGTGACATACTGGCTTGGACTGTGCTAATGCGTTGTGTCTCGGCTTGGTAGGCTTTGATCTCAGCCTCGTAGTCCTTGCGCTTCATGTCTTGCATCTCAATCGACTTGCCGACATTCTGAAGCATCTGGTGCATTTGTTCCATCTCTTGCCCCATTGCCTCCATCTGTTGTTCAGCAGCTTGCAAATCCGGCGACTTGTCGCCGTCTTCCATGAGTTTGGGATCAATGGTCTTGGCAAAGCGTTTTGCCATTTCCTGTGCGCCGGGCCAATCCATGTTCTTGACAAACAGATCGCCAGCCACTTGCCACAATTGTGGGTTGCCTTGCAGCAACTGAGCCATTGCCTCAAGTGCCTCTTGGCGCTTGGTTGCGTAGCCCGGGCCTGTTGACACCACCACATCGTACTTACCCACGGAAGGGTTGTAAATTTTGTCTATAACCACCGATGGGTTCATAGGATCAATGATTTTCTTGACTGGTTCTTGCTGCATAGGGTCAATCTTGACCATGTCGGTTTCGCCGTCTTCGCCAATGATCCGAGCCACGCGCTGTGTGTCGTAAATTTTGGGAGCAAGGTCAACAATCTGGCGAGTAATGTGGCGCACCGCACGGGCGAGGTTGTCGCCGTAGTGGTAAGTACCCACATCACCTTCACGTTGACGCGCAAGAATTGCTTTTCCTGAGCGTTCGTTGCTTCCCATGCCCAAAGAAGCGTTATATTGACCAGTTGTTGATTTGATGTCTTCGGAAGCGCCAGCTTTAGCTTGCAACAGGCCGCTAGATGCCATTGGGGGCTGGGCGCGTTGTGGTAATGGCAAAACAGCGCCAGAACCGTCAGTCACATCAGGGTTTACCTCTAGGTAAGGCCAGTTAGTTGTGTTTGCGGTCTTCCACTTGTCTTCGTAGCCTTCAAACTGACCACCGTAGCCGATAAATGGGGCTTTTGGTGCAAGTGCCAGCATTTCAGCTTCCTGAGATACCCAGTAGTTGTACATCCGCTGTGCATCTTTTGCATTTCGGACTAGGCCAGACAGGTACAAACGCCCATCAACCTCGTATTCATTGCCAACGACTCGGACTACTGGGATGTATTTCCCCGCCCAATCACGCTCTTCAAGAATTTCATAGCCGTTGATCTTGCAGTATTTAACTTTGACACGATCAGATTCACGAGATTTTTTAGGTTTTCCATAGATTGCCTTAAATTGTTTGTCTTCGGGCGTACCCTCAAACGCTGTCAAGTTGCCAGGGTACAAATTCAATGTAGCGCGGTCATAGTCAATGTAGTAGTAGTCAGCAATGCGGACTGTGTTCTCATTGAGCCAGTTGGAGATGGACTGGTCGCCCACACCCAAAGATTGCAAAGTTGTAATGGGCGCTGAATTGGGGTACAGGCGCTCGTATTCTGTTTTCGGGATGTCTTCGGTGATAAAACAATACTTTGCATCCGCGCCGCAAGGGTCTTGGATGGTCGGGTCCATGTAGACGCTAAAGGAATTGCGGATTCGCCCAATCTTGATGTCTTGGTCAAATGTGTTCTCGTCACAATACTCAGTCAGCAGCCGGATGTATCCCTCTCCATAGGAGACTTGGTTCTCGCACGCTGTGTCGTAGGCGACATCGGCATCAGAGATGTATTCGATGTGGCGTACCAGTCCGTTAAAGATTTCGGCAATTTCCACGTCTGCATTGTCGTCAGCAGGAATGACCTTACCACTTGGTCTATTTTGTCTTTGGTCATTCGTAACTTGTTTAACGTGCTGGGGTAGTTTGTTGATTGTCAGGCACGGACGTGCGTTGATCGTTTGGCCTTGTACTGCACCACGGGTAGCAAGTACGTCAGCAGGCCACTGCCAATGATTGTCAGGTGAGCCAGCGTAGAAACGCAAATCATCAATCTCATCTTCACGCGACTCTGACAACGCAGAGATCGCCATGTCTAGGCGACTGCGTGCGGTAGCGAGAATGTCGGAACTGCTCTTGTCCTTTGCAGAACCACCGTTTGATACAGCGCCAGCAGCGGCAATCCCTGTGTAATCAGCCATTATTTCTTACCTTTTGGGGCTGGTTTAGCAGCCTCACGTTTTACTGAATACGCAATTGCCACGGCTTGCTTGACGGGTTTGCCAGCGGCAACTTCGGCCTTCACATTCTTGCGGAATGCTTCGGGTGACTTAGATTTGACGAGTGGCATAGTTATCCTTAATCGTCGCGGTTGTGAATAGTGCTAAAGGTGATTTTCACAGCTTCACTTAAAGAGCCACCACCACCCTTGCGGTTAGCCAGTGCAATGTCGCCGTAGCCTGTGCCAATATCGGCAACATAAGCCAAATAATTACCCGCACTAGCCACGCCGCCTGATATGTTCAAGATTAACACATCATTGGTTTTAATAATGCTGTTGTTCATGCGAAAAACGACTGTCGTATTATTGCCTAGTGACGCATCGTCCATAGTAATGCGTCCAGTTGGGGTGTTCAGTGTTACAGCAGTAGATTTGCTGGTCAACTGAGTCACCTCACCAAAAGCGCACGAGCAGTAGCCCAACTCCTCAGTGGCGTACACCGTAGTGCCGCGCATAAACTGGGGGTCGGTGCGACCAATGATGCCGCCATCAATGTCTTGATCGAGGTACGCAACACCAATTGGTTTGGTAAAGCTCATTTACTTCTTCTTCGCAGTTTTGGCTGCTTGCTTGAAGTCGGCTGCGCTAGGCGCTGCCTTGCTGCCGACCTTGTTCATTTTCTCTTTTGAGCCAGCGGCGATGCGTGCTTGTTTAGCATGAATGTTAGCGTACAAGCCAGGTTTTGTAGCCATGATTAACACTTCCATCGTTTAAGGGCTGCTTTGGCACGTTCGCCATCTTTGGCATTAGCTGCCACTGCGCCCATTCTTGCACAAAATGAATCCTTGCGACCTTGGTCTGCCTTGGTCTTTGGACTAGGGGCTGGCGCTTTAAGGTTAGAGCCAGTTGCCGCATTGTACTTCTGTCTTCCTTTTTCAGTCAAACCCGCGCCCTTGGATGTAGCCAGCTTCTCGCCACGCCCAACAGATAATGAAACCGTCTTCTTCATTTAAGACCCCATCCATCCAGTTGATACAGCACCGCGTTCTTGTACGACTCGGCGTTCCATTCTGCCATTGTATTCTCGGTGGGCAACTGGAAACGCAAAGGTCACCGCTAGCGCATCTGCTGCATCGGGACTTGCCAAGCCTCTTGATTTCATTTCCTTCTTGCCTTCCAAGAAAATTGTACCTGACGAGTTTGGCTTCTTCATTGGGCCAATCAGGTCTGCCTTCAGTTGTCGGTCACTTGGAATGCTGGCAGTCTTTAGCCAGTTCTTCATGTCATTCCACATCTCAGCGCGTTTGTTCCCAAACGCAATAGACTGCTTTGCTTTCGATCCAAAGTTAACCCCACGCACTTTGTAGCGTTGTTCTGCTAGTCTGTCAAGTATCCCGTAGCCAAGCCCACCCTCATCAATGACGGTCAAGGCTGGCTTGTACTCCTCGATGGCATCGATCACATTGCCCACCGTTGTCATGGTGTCATCACCCTTAAAGCGCTTGATAGCAATGATGTCTCTGCCTTGTCGCACCACAATCACCGTGCTGTCCATGCCACCGCGGGCGGGATCGACACCAATGACGATGGGGGCAGTCATGTCCTTGTACTTGGGGCGCTTCATTGCATCGTCTACCGACAAAGAGCCAATGAACTGATCCTCGCCACTGGCTGGGAATTCGCCGTAGACCTCAACCCGTGCTTGGCTTGAATCTTCGCCGTACTCGGCAATGATCTGCTCGTAGATCGCCTTGTCGGTGTCTTCCACCGTCCGTGCGTCTACCGACCGACTTGTCCAAAAGTTGCGCTTGGAGTGAAAGCACTCAAAGAAATAGCCACTGTTGCGCCGTGGGTTGGAAAATGCAAACCAGTACCGATCAGGGGTGTTCTCGGTAAAGAAGCCTGCGCCAACTTCCCAAATCGGGTCGGGGATACCGCTGGACTCATCAAAGATCAGCATCATGCCGTCCTGATTGTGGACACCTGCGTAGGAGTCGGGGTTCTCCTCTGACCACAGCTTGCCCTCACAGGCCCAGTAGCGCGTACCTTTTTTGAGGTCTTTCTCAACCAAGTCAGTCAACCACTTGGCAGGCACTAGCTTGGTCGCTGATATTTCCCACCAATGGGCGTTAATCAACATTGCCGACCACTTGGTCAACTCTGCCCATGTGACTGATCTAAGTTGGTTTTCACTGTTGGCAGAGACAACCACTGAGCCACCAATGCGGGTAGTTAGCATCCACAAGACCAGCCAACTGACAAGCGCAGACTTGCCAATGCCTCGACCGCTGGATACTGCCTCCCTAATCGTATCAAAGTTAACCTTGCCCTTTTGCGCCCTGATGTGCGTAGTCACATTGCGGAGAACTTCGCGCTGCCACTTGCGTGGGCCACTGAACTTCGCCAGTGGGGTGTTCTTTTGACCCCAAGGGAAGGCGTAAAGGACAAAAGCCTCTAGGTCATCAGCGATTGCTGGCGACCAAAGTTCAATCATCAACTTCTGTTCGTCTTCGCCTTTGTAGATTGGGAGTTGCATTTATCTAGCCATTTGATAGAATATGGGCATGATTCTATCCCCAATAGTTAACACCGAAGTCAAGATGCCATCCAAAATGTTGGAGGCACTTGGTCTGCACGAAACGCGCTGCGTGGTTACTGGCGTGCAATCTGTCACCGAAGAATCGGTCAAATCATTTTTGGCTGATCGATACGGTGAAAAGTTTGCTGCCACTTTTAATCCAAAGTTCTTGTTCAATAGCCAAGATTCTTGAGCAACTCGTTGGTGATGATGCCAGCGTAAGGGTGCATCTGCATTGCCCTTAAATCTGAAGCCCTTGGATTTTTTGGGTCAGGTATCCCTCGCGCCTTCACAACGCCTGGCAACAATTCAAAAATATTGCGGTCTTCAGCCAATGTGCCAATGCCTTGACCTTGCACACCGCCTGGGTAAGCTGGGTGGCTTGATTTAAGTATTGGACTGCCTGCAAATATCTCACCCACATTTTGAATGCCACCCTCTTGCGCTGCCAATTGCGCTGGATCGGACACAGCCAATCTTGCGCCACCAATATTTAAACCACCTTCATCTCGGAAGTCTCTATCCATCATTTTTTTGATGGCCTTGCGCTTGCTGTCTGGCGCAGCCCTAAACTGAGCAACACTTGTTGGATCAGACACCCCAGCCCAGTCAGGAATAAATTTCTTAATTGACTTATCAAACTTATTTTTTTGCGTCTTGTTCATAGCCGCATCAGCGTAAGACAACATAGTCTCACCAGTCATTTGTGCAAAATCACCGCCAGTCGGAGCCATGCGATAAGGCACATACAACGGATTTTGCCCAGTAATATTTTTGATCTCATCGGCATACTTCATCAACGCCTTTGATGGCGCATTGCCAGATGACCAAACCAAGCCTGGGTTGTTGAACATAAAGTCCTGACCGCCTAACAACTCTACTGGCCTGTTAAACGGCACATTGTCAATACCAACCAACTTACCACCTGCGGCTGTGCGATCAGCCATGCTCGTAATAAACGGCCTACCTTCAAAGTCAGCCAAAGAAACCGTTGGTGCTGTCTGCACATTTGGATTCAATTGAATGTCGCGGGTCATTGATTGCAATCTAGGTTGCTCTAAAACCCGTGGGTCATACCTTAGATCAAAAGCACCAAAGCCACTTCTGCCAGATGGTGGTACAGCATTGCTTCTTGCCCCCTGCGACAAACCTTGCAGCATCTCAGCACCTAGCCCACCTCTTTCCATAATCTGTGGGACTACTCTCTCTGCGTAACGCTCACCAGCTTTACCACCAGCCATTGCAGCCTGTCTTGCCAGTCGTGCCGCTTGGAGTGTTGCCATCGTTGCAGGCTTACCCAGTGGGGCTACTGTCATTGCTGCTTCTAGCACATCAGGCTTTACCCTTGTTGTTCCACCGAGTCCACCAGCGCCAGTTGTGAGGGGGTCACCATACGACATCATGTCTAGTGTGCGGCTGACCGCTGGAATACCTAACAATTGCGAGATGCCTTGCATCTGCTGTGTGCGCTCTGGCGAGTAACTCTTTGCCAAGAAGTCAGACAACGCACCAAGGTATTCGTTCCTCGGCACGGGGCCGATTGAACTTGGGAACGCCAAACGGTTGGCTGGCTGGTTGGTCAGGGCGTTGTTGTAGGTTGGCATATTGGGTGGGATGATAAATCAATTTATAAAAAAATAAAAATAAAATTGTGTCTGGGGCCACCGTTACCTCGGCCCTTTCGCGCCGGCCCTACCCCCCCCCATCGGGCCAGTCGGTCGGGCCACCCACCGCAGGCCATGCCGCCCGATGCCGTGCCAGATGCGAACGCCTACCATTCCGCATCCGCAGACCCCGACTTATCCACAGGGCAAATGACATGATGTCCACATTACCCTGTGCATAACACATGACATGACCCTTTCGGTCTGTATATCCTGTTGATAACCGACTTGGCTATTAACATAATGGTCATCGTATTAAGTAGACGTCTCTTTTGGGACAACATCTGTCACATCTTGAACAGTCAGTTGCTTTACCACTCTAGCCTGTGCTGCCTCCAATGCATCGATCACCGAGATGCGTGTATCGGTCACCGCGACATCGATGCGATCGCCATAGGTGCGGGGCTTGAGCTTGCTGGCGATCCACTTGCGTGCGTCCACCTGCATACGCTTTTGCTGTACCCATGCCGAGGCCATAGCGCCTTCCAGTCCTTCGGGCATCTCCATGTCTGACAACTCCAGTATCTCGTCAGCCATGCGGTCTGCACGGTCTTGGACTGCCTTGTCGTAAGCCTGGCGCAGCTTCGGGTCTTGATCCATCATGGCGTAGAACATAGGCCAAGACGGGAGATCGGGATCGCGCAGCACGGTAGACAGGCTTTTGCCTGCGCTGACCCTGTAAACGATCTCACCCCAAACTGGATGATCTTGGGGCCATTTCACTGGTCTGCCCATGATTGCACCGTTTTTTGTCGTTTTTTCAGCCAAAGTCTTCATCATTACCCCTGCGCGTACGCGTAATCAATAGAAATGTTGCCGCGAGTCGCCCAAGGCGACACTTGACAACGCATAACTTACATAACCCCATGCACAAAATGCATAACCCCCAACAAAGTAACCCAAACGCCATTCTGACGACAATCAGATCACCTCAATCTCAACCCTGTACACCTTCACACCAGCCGAGCGCTGGCGATACTGCCAATCCAAGCGCTGATCCCCATCATCAACCCCAAGCCAATCAGCAACCCCATCTCTCACCGCCTTAAACGCTGATTGCAGATTATCCCCATCCAAAGCTCTAGGAGCAACTCTGGTCAACACGATCGTGCAAGGTGGGGTCGGAGGTGCAGCCACCGCACAAAGTGCGTTATACGCCTTTTTACGATGATCCTTGGTCAACCGTGCTTTCACCGCCCAATACATCCGCAAGTTGGCAACGCTGACCACCTTTATATCCACATCCAGTTCAATCACATTTTCACCTTTTTCTCAATTCCCCAAAAACCCACCGCCATCCTTCCTACATCATCCGAACTGCTTTCCATCCGAATCCATCCTAGGTATGTATACCTAGGAGGATAGTTTCGGATGATTGGAGTGGCAGTCACGCGGATGAATTCGGATGCTTTCGGATGATTCGGATGCTAATTCGGATGATTATTTGTCATCCGAAACTATACTATTTGGCTCACTTTCGGATGCTTTCGGATGGCTCTTGTACCCACCATTGACCTCCACAACCATCGCCTTGGACACCAAATTCTTGACCACTTCCCAGAACCTATTGTTCTTTACATTGTGTTCTTTGGCACTTTCACGCCACTCGTCATAGCTCACTGGGTGAGCTTGTTGGTCTTGGAATCGCTTGGTTTCTAACATCACCAAGCACTTCATCACCTGTATCTGGTTTGGCGAAAGGTAGGTCTTTTTCTGTACTTGGCTCACCAACCCGCTGATGTCCACAGTGGTCAGGTACGCCCCCTTGACTGGCAGGTTGTGCTTATCAAGGATCGGTAAATCGACCTGAGTTATCTGAAAGTTCTTAGGAATGGGCATTTCCGCATCCTTCATCTTCTTGTTCTCAAACTGGATGGTTTTAGTGCCTGAGTCCAGCGCCACACGGTACTCAGCATCCAGCGCACCCTTTAAGGCGCTAGACCCCCGCCCCCTGTCCTTGTCCATTGTCCCGCTGTGGTGGACAATGATCACCGAGCAATTCCACACTTGGCGTAGGTAGTTATCAATGTGCTGGATAAAGGCATTCATGTCCTGAGTGCTGTTCTCGTCACCGCCCATATTTCTCGCTAATGTGTCGATCACGATCATGGATGGGATGCAGCCAGCCTCCTCGCTGAGTTGCTTAATCGACACAGCCACCAGCGCAGCCTCTGTTGCGTCATACAGTTGCGCTGCCCTGTGGCTTTTAAAGATTGGTGCGCCTGATAAGGAGATACCGTTGCCCAGTTCCCATGCCTTAAACCGCCGTGCAAGACCGTTATGCCCTTCACCTGCGATATAAAACACAGCCCCTTGCTTGACTTGGTGACCGTGCCACGCCGACCCCGTTGCCACGCAACAAGCAATGTCGATGGCTACAAACGACTTACCGCCGCCTGGGTCACCGAACACCTGCGCTAGGGAGTCAGATTCAATGTAATCATCCACGATCCACTTGATCTCTGTCAGTTGCAGGCTGTCCACCCTGCTGAACTCAAACGCCAGCTTGTCTTTGACTGGCCCAGCCACGCGCTCAATTTGGTCTTTTACGGCATCCAGCCCCTGCAAGCAGTGCAGGTCATTGAAGTCTGTGGGCTTGTTGTCCGTCATGTCAGACTCACTAAAGGTTGGGTAGACAATCTCACCAAACACCAGCCCCGCAGCCGCACGACCCTTTGTCACGCCAGGATTGCCCTCTGTCCACTGGTCATTGTCAGCGCCGATCACGATCTTGGCACTAGGGAACATCTCCTTGGCGCTCTTGGCTACCTTGGCAAGATTCCCACAGTCAAACGCCACCATCACCGTGTAGCCCGTTGCCTCATGGATTGATGCACAGGTAGCAAACCCCTCACCCACAAACACAATCTTCCTATTACCGCGCAGTTCATAAAACCCACCCTCGATCTTGCCACCCTTTAGAAACCGCTTGTTCCCCTCCGCATCAATGGTTTGGTACGACAGAATCTCACCGTGCTGGTCAATGACTGGCACAACCAACCGACCAGCGCGATCAATCTTGATCCCGTGTGGTTCTATGTGCTTTCGCACCAAGTAAGGATGGTCAGCAGACGCATCAGCATATGTCCCCACCTCATCCTCTGCCTTCTCAGCAGCTACCGCCTGCGACACCAACCGATCAGCTTCCTTCTTGGCCTTGATCTCCGAAACCCACTTGTCATGTTCAAAGCGCTCAGTGAACGACATAGACCGCCCAATGTCAGCCACCCACTTAGCCTCAAAGGTTGGCTCTTTCCAGCAGCCAGCGATCCCCACAGGTATTTTCCCGCTGGTGTGCAGGATGTACCAACCATCCAATGCACCCTTTTTGCTTGATATATGCGCCACACGGTGAATCTCACCGTCAGGGATGATCTCCTTGACCAGCAAGCCCGATGCCTCACAGTGCTGCCGAAACCCCTCCTCTGGGTTGATCAAGTCTTGGCTTTCAGTAGCAGCCGCAAAACCATTTGGGAATATTGTTGTTAGGGATGTCATTGTTGTTCTTTGTCCTGGTTGGATGTGAATGTTTATGCTTTGGTGTGGGCCATGCTTAATTCAGGCCAAATGTCTTTCCAACTCTCTTGGCACAGCATCTTGCGAGACAGCACGCCCTCGCTAGCCTGCTCTACCCTGACAGCCTCATAAGCAGACATCTCCCTGCGCCCTGTGAGGCACTGGTAAAGATACTGCTCGCTGATACCAACTTTTTTAGCGAGCCGTTGGCGCTCAAATGGGGTGATTTGTGTGGTCATAGGACGCGAAGTCTAGCATGACGCTAGGGTGCTGCTAGAAATAAATGCTTAGTACAAACCCTTAAGGGTTTTTAGTTTGGTTTTTTTGCAAATAGTTGTTGACGCAGACTAGCAATCTGCTAGATAATTCTTTTATGCCAACGAAATTGTTCTTGGTATCACGCCGAAAGGCCAAAGGAAACAAAATGGTAAAAGCAACAACAGCAGTAATTTATCCAGTAGTTGGATTCATGGGCGCAACAAATTGTGTTCGTGTGTTTGATAAGTCAGTTGACGAAGTTTGTTCATTGGGTCGCACTTCTCGTGAGCGTTTTGATTTGGCAACCGAAGTCGTTGCATATTTTCTTAACGGCGTTGCAACTCCTCAAGTCGCTAAAAAAGATGTTCCAGTTGCTTTACTTGCTTCTTGGTCACAAGTAGTCGCTCTTTAATCAAACCCATAGGGGCTACGGCCCCCACAACGAAAGCAAACCATGAACAAGCACCGCCTCCACTACATTGATATGCGCCCACGCTCGTTGGACGCATCTACCTCTACCACCTTCAAAGATGTTGCCCTGGCTACCGCCATCGGCATCGCTCTCGCAGCCGCCTTGGTTGCTTGGTGGGCAGCATGAAAACACCCGCTTGTCCCGCAGGCATGGTTGAGTTTACCGCCGACTGCGAAGGTGTGACCCTGACCTGCCACTTGGAACACACACCCTCTGAGGCTGGTGGATCAATCAGCTTGCTGTACTCCCCCACCTTCCAAGGAAACCTAACCCTTGTCTCTGCCTACCATTACGGCGAAGACATTGCCCATATTTTGTTGCAGTACCTTGTCAACGAAATCGAAGAAGCCGCACTAACCCAACTGGAGAACTACCATGTCAATAGCTGAACTCATTGCAGCCTTACGCGCTGCCAAAGCCGCTGAAACAGCAGCCAAGACCGACCGCCTCAAAATTGAAGGGCTGATCGAAGCCCAGTTTGCCAAGCCAGCCAATGGCGAAGGCACTCACAACGATGAGGAATTTAAGATTAGCTGGAAGCTGACACGCTCAGTAGACACAGCAGCCGTGCAGACCGCATGGGATGCAATCAGCAAGAACGCTCAAAAGGCATTCCGCTGGAAAGCAGAGGTTGACCTCGCCCACCTCCGCGCCTTGCAAGACCTTGACGCAGCCGCCTATGCGGAAGCTGCCGACTACATCACAACCAAACCCGCAAAACCATCCATTGAACTGAAAGACTAATCATGGCATTCGACCTTAAATCAATATCCAAAACCAAACGAGTACGCGCCCCCAAGATTGTCTTGGTAGGCCAAGGCAAGATTGGTAAGACTACCTTTGCCGCCATGTCACCCAACGCCATCGGCATCCTGACTGAAGACGGTGCTGACGCTGTTAACGCCAACGCCTTCCCGCTGGCATCCAGCTTGCAGGATGTCTACGCTGCCATCGACACGCTCATCAACCAAGACCACGAGTTTCAAACCCTGTTCTTGGACTCGCTCGACTGGCTTGAGCCGTTGGTGCAGGACTATGTGTGCAAGGCCAACAACTGGAAGAACATCGAAGCACCAGGCTTTGGCAAGGGCTATGTCGCAGCCGCCGAAGAATGGCGCAACCTGCTTTCTGGCTTGGAAGTCCTACGCGCTCAGAAGGGCATGGGCATCATCTTGATTGCCCACGACAAGATCAAGCGCATTGAAGACCCGCTGACCGAAGGCTATGACAGCCATGTTCTAAAGCTGCACGACCGTGCCGCAGGACTGGTGCTTGAGTGGGCTGATGTGGTTGGCTACGCAGGCTACCGTATCTTCACCAGCAAAACAGATGCTGGCTTTGGCAACAAGGAAACCAAGGCAACCACGACAGGAGAACGCATCCTTCATGTTGAACCTCATCCAGCACATTGCGGTGGAAACCGCTTTGGCCTCACCAATATGCCGCTTGACTGGGCGGCATTCCAAGACGCGCTGACCGCAGCGCAATCTTGATCTTTCAGTCCAACTTTAACTTTTAGGAAAACAAAATGGCTTCTATTAACTTTGACGCATCTACCGTTGCCCCCCAAGCATCATCTGGCCCAGTTCCCGCTGGCACTTACCTCGCACAGTGTGTTGACTCCGATGTGCAGCCCTTGAAATCAGGCAATGGCACTGGCCTCAAGCTGACCTTTGAGATCATTGACGGTCAGTACAAGGGTCGCCGTATCTGGGAAAACCTCAACATCCAGCACAGCAACGAAGACACCCAACGCATTGCCCAGTCGCAGCTTTCTGCCCTGTGCCATGCCGTGAATGTCATCAAGTTGCAAGACACTGCCGCCTTGCACCACAAACCAGTCACCATCAAGGTGGTGGTGCGTGAGGCCAAAGGCGAGTACCAAGCCAGCAACAACATTAAGGGCTACGAGTCTGCTGGTGGTTCTGTACCTGCATTCTTAGCGCCTGTGGTTGATGCTGCTCCCGCTGCACCCGTGTCTAAAGCACCAGCTTGGGCTAAGAAGTAATTATGGCAGCACTACCCGCTGCGGTGGTAGATCCTGTGACCGATGCCATCTTTGCTCATTACAAGGCAAAGTACGGTGTTGAGTCACAGCGTCCATACCTTGGGGCATCTGCCATTGGCAAGCCTTGTCTGCGCCAGCACTGGTACTCATTCCGCTGGTCTAAGCCTGCGGAGTTCCCAGGCCGCTTGTACCGAGTCTTTCAGACTGGACACTTGCAAGAGCCACGGGTCTATGCCGACCTGCGTGCCATCGGTTGCACGGTGTTTGACATCAACCCCAACACTGGCAAACAGTTTGGGTGGTCCGAGCCTGAGACTGGACACCACTTCCAAGGCAACTGTGATGGCATCGTGACTGGCTTACCCCAAGCACCGAAGTCGCCACACATCTTGGAGATCAAGACATCGTCTGACAAGTATTACAAGGAAATGCAGAAATCCGGCGTAAAGCAGTCCAAGCCCGAACACTACGCGCAGATGCAATCATATATGCATTGGTCGATTGCAGAGTTTGGTGACGATGGATGCCGCCGAGCAATCTACATTGTGGTCAACAAGGACAACGATGACATCTACACCGAGCGCATCGACTATGACGCAGCCGAGGCCAAAGACATTGTCAACAAGGCATTGGCGATCATTACGGCATCCGAGCCGCCTGTGGGGATCAGCACCGACCCATCATGGTACGAGTGCAAGTTCTGTGACTACCACAGCATCTGCCACGGTAGTGATGTCCCAGCCCCAACCTGCCGATCATGCGCCCACGCCACGCCTGAGATGGATGGCAAAGCCCGTTGGAGTTGTGCAGCCCATCAGAAAGACTTGCCAGTAATGAAGCAGCGCACTGGGTGTAACTCCCACCGATACATCCCAATCTTGCTTGCCAAGACAGCGCACCCCGTTGACATGGTTGGTGACGCGGTGGTGTACCAGATGGGCGACAAGCAGTTTGTCAACGGTGACCCTGCGGTTGATGTGGCACACCTTGCCAGCGCTGAGATACACGCCTGTAAAGAGAAATCTGCGCTGGTGAATGAGTTTGTGACCGACCTACGCAAAGAATGGAAAGGGAAATTTGTATGACCACGCCAATACCAATACAAGAGATCACGCTGCGCGACTACTTTGCCGCTGCCGCCTTGCAGGGTAAGTTGGCTGCTGGCGCTACCCATGAGAAGACAGCCGTAAGGTCGGCCTATCAGTATGCTGACTTGATGTTGGAGGAGCGCAGCCGTGATCCTGCGTGACTATCAGTCCCGCGCAGTCACCGACCTATTTGACTGGTGGACAAAGCACCAAAGCAGCGCTGACATTCCGCTGTTAGTGCTTCCAACCGCCGCAGGTAAGTCGGTGATCTGCGCCGAGATTGTGCGCCAGATGTGGGATCAGTGGCCTGACTACCACCCCCGCACGGTGGTGCTTGTGCCATCTAAGGAGTTGGCAGAGCAAAACGCTACCAAGTTGCAAGCCCTGTTGCCTGACCGCATCCATGTGGGGTTTGTCAGCGCAAGCCTAGGCAAGAAGCAGCACAACGCCGATGTGATTGTTGCCACCATTGGCAGCATACACAAAAGCGCCCACCTATTGGGTGACATCAAGTGCGTCATCATTGACGAGGCGCACTTGGTGGACACCAAGGCACAGGGGATGTACCGCAGCTTTCTGTCCAAGCTAGGTGAGATTTGCCACTTTCGGACCGTGGGCATGACAGCCACGCCGTTTAGGGGTAATCAGGTTTGGCTGACTGACGGTGACGATCCGCTGTTCACTGGGATCGCCAGCCGAGTGTCAATGCGTGAGTTGCTTGATGCCAAATTTATCGCCCCCCTCGTACCGCCAGCCGCCCCGATGCACATCCGCATTGATGCCAGTTCAGTCGGCATCTCCAATGGTGACTACAAGGTTGGTGAGTTGTCCGATGTGGTTGAAAAATACTTGTCACAGGTAGCCGTAGAAGCCACCAAACTGGCATCTGACCGCCTCAAATGGATAGCCTTTACACCTAGTGTCAAAAACGCCGAAAGCCTTTCAGATCGACTTAATTCGTTGGGTGTTTTAAGTGAGGTTGTCTGCGGTGAAACGCCGCCTAAAGAACGCGCCGACCTGATCCGAGATTTTAAGACTGGCGACATCCGCTGCTTGGTAACTGTCTTAGCCTTGTCGGTGGGTTTTGATGTGCCTGATGTGGATTGCATCCTGTGGTGTAGGCCAACCAAGTCGCCAGTGTTGTATGTCCAAGGCATGGGTCGAGGCACTCGCATTGCTGATGGCAAAGATGACTGTTTGGTGCTTGACTTTACCGACACTGTGGAACGCTTGGGGCCAGTAGACACGATCAAAGGGCGAGCCAAGCGCACGGGTGGGCCGCAAGAAGCCCCATTTTGCGTTTGCCCTGACTGTGGAGAGCGCAACCTTGCATCTGCACTGGTCTGCACCGCCTGTGGCGCAATCATTAGAGAGCCAGTGGCTGAAGTCAAAGATGTGAAGGTGTCCTACGCCGCCCTGCTGTCTGCCCAATCAGCCGAATTGATTTGGCACGATGTCAGCAGGGTTGACTACAAGCTGCACCGCAAAGAAGGCAAGCCTGACAGTATGCGGGTGGATTACTACGATGGCCTATTGCGCTGCGCCAGCGAGTGGGTGTGCTTTGATCATATAGGCTACGCACGGCAAAAGGCAATTAACTGGTGGTGCAAACGCACATTGAATGATTTGCCATCGGGTGTTGAGGGAGTTTTGAAGTGGTTGTCCAACAACTCAATTGCCCAACCCACTCGCATTGCAACACGCCGAAACGGAAAATTTACAGAGGTAAAAGAATATGAATTTGATCGAATTGAACGCCATCAAGACACACTTGAAGCAACAGCTAACGCAGATTGACAAGATACAGGTCAACTGCCAAACCTGTACAAAATTACAGTCAGGGGTATGCCAAGAATTTACCGCCAAGCCACCAAAAGAGTGGTTGACAGGCATGGTTGACTGCAATGTGTGGGAGTGGGATTCCATCCCTTTCTAGCGGTATGCTAGAATTTATACTCAATCAACGAAGGAGACAAGAAATGAGCAAGATAAGAATCCAATTGGTAGAAGACGAAGAAACCCCATCAACATGGGAAAAAATGTGGCGCAGCCTTATGACATTTGCTAAGTGTGTCGGCATCGTTGCCGCCATCTGCTTTGCCATTGGGTATTTCAGTGATACCAAAGCACAGACCAAGCAGTGCGAACCCAGTAAAACCGTATTAGCAAGGAGCATATTCAAATGAACGACATATCAGCATTTCCAACCACACTATTTGAGCATGGAGGAGAGTCAAACGGCATGACCCTGCGTGATTATTTTGCAGCTAAGTCGATAACGTGGTTCTTGACCGCGTTGGAGAATGAGGGCTTAGAAGACCCTGTACTACTTCGCCAGTTTGCAGCCGAGAGTGCATACCGACTAGCAGACGCAATGATGAAAGCGAGGGAAGCATGAACCAAGAACTAATGGACATGGCTAAAGCCTCTGGTGCTATGGCTGACCACATGACATGGGTAGAAAGAGATTTGTTACCCGTGTTTGAACGCTTTGCCGCCCTAGTAGCAGCAGCCGAGCGTGAGGCGTGTGCGAAGGAGTGTGAAGAATGGGGCGGCTTTAAAGATGGATATAGCTGTGCAACAATAATTCGAGCAAGAGGAGAAACAAAATGAACCACTTAAAGAACGTATGGGAATGGCTGATAAACCACTGGGTAATGCCGACCCCTGCGGAACTGATCGCCGAAGAACTGATACAAGCGCAGCGCACCAAGCTACGCCATCAATCGAGCATGGAGTACCACACCGCCATCGTTGCCTACAACGTGGCACGGATTAAACGCCTTGAGGGGTTAACCGCAAAGCAGGAGGTGGTGGAATGAAAGACCAAGACGATAACATCCAAGTTTACCAACGCCCTTGGGTAGGGCTGACGGAACGAGAAGTCGATGAGTGTTACGAATTGGTGATGTTTAACCCTGACATAGAACCAACAAGAGTTCTTGTTTATCAAGCCATCGAAGCCAAACTCAAGGAGAAGAACACATGAGTTACATCATCGCATCATTACCCCCGCTTAAATGCTTTGTCAGGCGTGAGTTTTTATACAACTTTACAAAGGGGCATGGGGAACTTGAACCCGCCGTATGGGTTAGCCTAAAAGCCCTGCGTGGTCAAGTGTTCCGCATCGAGTCGCTACTGCCTGCCTATGGTGCGCTGTACGACAAGCTACCGATCCATGCCTATGTGTGGCAAGCGGAGCATGGCGACCTTCCCATCGACACCTTGCAACTGTGGGACTGCATGGGCTACCGATTCACCATCGTGGAGAAGATCGGCTTACGCAACTTGGGCGTGAAGTTTTTGGGCAAAGATAAGCAATGGCACTTTGGGCGTTACCTGTTTACGGTGGACTTTTGCGCCGATGGCATGGACTTGGACACAGGGTTTACTGAGCAGGCCGAGGAGCATAAATCCTTTAACTGGATCGCCTTGGACAATGGTCAGTTTGCCTGCCAGCCCAATAATCGCTGCCTGTGGTACGACCAGTCATTGATTCCTGCGGAGACAAAATTCCCCGACTTCCAAGCCGCACAAAGGTTCTGGACGGTGGACGGTACACGCAAGTGGAGCGCAGGGGACGACTGGTTTTATACAATTGAGGAGAAAAACACATGACCATCAAATTAGTAGTTAACTTTTGCGATACACCCAAGACCATTCATGCTTACTGAAAAAGAACAAAAGGAAATTGTTGAATTGGCAAAAACATTTGCTAAAGCATATTACGATGACAAGACTCTTGCCAAGCGCATCGGTCAACGATTCAACAGTAAGACCAAGGCTATACAACAAGCCCAGAATAAACTAATCGAATACTTAAAGGAAGCAGGATGAGCGACTTACCTAACTTTGCAGCATGGTCACATGAGAACCTTGCCCAGTTCTCCATTGATGCCTATCGCAAGATGCAGCAGCAACAGGACACCATTGAGCAGTTGCAGGGTGACTTCAAGGATGCTATGGTTGAGTTACGCAAACTGTCTAGTGCCAGCCTTGTCGATAATCAACGCTGACCCACGGGGTGTGCCGCCATCCACATTAGGGATGCTGATGTGTGTCCAGCGGTCGTACTCACGGATGATTTGATCGAATGGTAAACCCGCAGCAATCACAGCACGGACTACCTCATCGGGGGTAACGCCGGGTACACGAAAGTCGGCAGCGCAGCCGTGACGATGCTGGCTTGAATCTTTGCTGCCCACAGCGTCATTGACCTGTTTGCACCGAAAGGCAGAGTTAATCATCACGGGCTTGCCACCAAGGGTATCTTTGACCTGTTCCAGCAATTGTGCCAAGCGTTGCAAGTTGCTGATTTCCTCTTGGGTTGGGCTGTTGTCAAACTCTCGATGGTCGGTGACGGTCAATTCTGCAAGGGTGAAGTGTGGGCTTAGGTTCATTTTGCTGCCTTTGACAATAAATCTGTTTTAGCCTGAGAGCCTGCCGATGAGCCAAAATAATAAGAAATGATGCCTGTCCAAGCCGTACCCAGTGAGCCAAGCATCATTAAAATAGCGGGGTTGCTGCTGTCAATTTTGTTAAAAAACATCATCCCCATAATACCGAAGAAGCCGACAGTCACAGTGCCAGCCAGCAAGGGCGGCACAATTGACTTGGTTGAGGCTTGCATATCCCGCGCTGATTTGCGGTCTTCAACTTCCAACTTTTCAAAGTTAAGGCCAAGTTCCTGCGCTTGTTTCTGCAATTCAATCTCCGCAATTTTTACTTGGGCAATTTGTTCTGCTGAAAGTTTGTTGTTTGATATTAGGTCGCCAACTTTGTCAGGGTCAACGCCTATGGCTTTGGAGATAGCAGACACAGCCATGCCAGCCAACGGGCCACCCATTGCGGTTGCAATAGTAGGTGCAATTTGTTTTAACCAGTCCATTATTGTTTACTCCTTGAAAGCATGGTTGCAGCAATACTCAGCATGGTTCGTGCTGATTCTAAGTTTTCGGGTTCGGTTTCCCACCCCACGGTTATCTGCCCCACAAACCGCCCCGGCTCTGGTGGAACACTGATTCTGCAAGTGAAGGTCACGCCCTTGTTGATGTACCAAATACCCATTTCAGACTGCGCTGTGCGGTACTCACCGCAAGGGATTTCGTTTGCCATCAATTTAACAACGTCAGCATTGTTGGCTGCGTTGTTTGTAAACAGGCCAACATCCAGCCCGTCATTGGTTTTATCCCGTCCGTCCTTGGCATAGGCTCGGTGCAGCACACGAGTGCCAAACATAGGGTTGACTTTAAACACCGCAACGATAGTGGCGTTGGTGGTCTTGAACAGGTGGGCGGAGGCGTCCTCCACCCTGTCCTCGGCAATGCTGGGTATCTTCTTGGATTCTTTGTAAGCCCCAATCAGCAAGTCTTGGTTTGTGTACACAAAATAACCAGCAAAAGCAACTACGCCCATGACAAGGATGGCGGCAAGTTTAAATGGCGAATCCACATACCCAAGAACTTTGTCAAGGGTTGAATTGGCGTTTAAAGTTCCTTCGCTCACAACTTTCCTTTCATTGCAATTACACCCCAAGCCACTAGCATAAATATGGCAGCGGCTACCAGTATGCAAAGCCCCATTGTGATGGCTTCGTCAATCTCTTGCTTGCGGTTCTTAGCCGCTTTAGCATCTAGTATCTCTTGCGTTCTGCGCCGCTGCACAATCGAATTGCGCTCCAATACGATCTGCGTCCACAAGGCACTTTGACCTTGGTTTATAAAGTGCCACTTCAGTTCTTCCTCGGCCTTGTTTAACTCATGCAACTGCATGACGGTACTCATGGCCTGACTGGTGTCTGAACTGTACTTCTTCTTTGGGTCTTTGACCGCTTCCTTGGCTACCTTGTCCTTGGCATCAAAGAACTTCATCACATCGTTTGTGATGCCTTGGACATCCTTGCCCATTTTTATAGCAGCTTGGATACCTTTTATAGCACCCTGTGCTATGGCAAATGCGCTAATTGGGTCGATCATTCTTGACCTCCAGAACCCAGCGGCACACCCTCCCGTCTTTGTCTAGAAACTCATTAGCCCCATACTTTTCTTGCGGCAGCACGACACGGCACACCAGCACGATCTTTTGTTCCGTGTTGGGCCAAGGTATCTGTGCTGATGCAACATCAATCACTTGTCCACTTTGGTGTCGAGTTTGTCAAAAATCTTGCCAAGCATTTCTTTAACTTCTCGAATGTCGTTGCGGTAATCGTCTTTACTCAAGTAGTGCATTGGCATATTCCGCACATCGGTATCAAGGCGCTCAATGGCCTTAGTAATGCCGTTAAGTGTCCACCCACCAAGAAACGCTGCTAGTCCAAGGGCTGCATTAAAGAATACTTGGTAGTCCATGTCATTCCTTGGGGTACTTGGCTTTGACTGCTAGGCACGCGGCAACATAGGCGTTTACTTGCGCCGTATCGCCCTTGACGATGCCATCAAGGTAGTCAGACATTGGTGGATACTCAGCAGCACGCTTCTGGGCGTAAGTCAGTTCTGGCGCAACTGGGCGCAGTGCCTCGGCTTCTGCGTCTGTGATCTGAACACTGCCAGCGGGTAGCATGGATTCATATTCAGCAGAATCAAGAAAATGCAGGGAATTGTCGGGTGCTTTGTAATGTGGCATTTTATTTCCTGTTAACGAAGTTCGTAACAATTAGTTAAAGTCCCGCTGCCCGTTGCTTGAAGGGAGTACGAATTTCCGGGGGGTATGATCAGCATTACAGTTGCCTGACCCGATGTGTAAGACAACACGCTACCAAAAACAAGCCCATTTAATGTAATGGTAGCTCGATTGCCAGCAGAAACCAAGGCTTCTAAATACACGTTAATGGGTTTGGTTTGGGTGTTGTAATAGGTAGTGCCTAACGCACGGCTGCTTGTTACATTTGTCCAGTTTTGTCCAAAACCTAAACTGTTTAAGCCAGTCAAAACTATACCGCCAAATCCTTGAACATACGAAGGTGCGGTTGCCCAAGTTCCAGCGGTAGCTTGGGTTGATTGGATAAAACCAACAACTCGATATGCAACATCTGTTCTTGCAGTTGTTGAATAGAAAGCTGTATTACTAGGTGATGACGCACTTATTGCAGTAGTGCTGACAATTCCGTCATTTATAGCTGCACCACCTGAGATGTTAATCACAGCAAGTTCAATTGTTCCTGCGTTATTAATTGCAACAACGATCAACTGAGACTGAACTCCCGACACTGTACCAAGGGTTGCCCCTGATGGCACAACGAGTGTTGCAGCCGTAGCCAAGGTAACTGGAGTAACCGTGCCACTAGACCCTGTGGTTGAACGGAAATCTAGCGTTGTTGGGTCTAGTGTGATTGTTAAAGCATTGGCAGCTATTGATGCAGAGATTGGCTGAATGCCCAACTCTGATGGTCTAGTCATTGACCCGCCACCTTCAAAAGTCAAAGTTTCAGCGGTAACTGTGCCAGTTGCAGTGATGGTGGTGGCGTTGGCCGTAGTCGCATTGACTGTGGTGGAGTTAACCGTAGTGATTGTGCCAGTGGTCGCAGCCAATGTGGTAAATGCGCCAGTGTTAGGCGCAGTGCTACCGATGGGTGGAGGTGATGCAAGTGCGGTGGTTAATCCAGCAGAATCAAGGGGTGCGCTGATATTGTCCACGGTGTACAGCAGCACATCGGCGGCTGTATATACGCTGAACTTGTACGAGGATGAGCCTAGCCAGATATTAGCCTGACCTAACGAATTCAAGATGATCGGGTTGGTGTTGGCTGTACCAGCACCAGCATCCGTGTAGGTTGCCAATGGAGTCGTTGTGCCAGCGGCGTAGGTGTAAATCTTGCCACCGACTAACGGGTTGCCATCGCTGCCGTAAATCTGCTGCTTTGGTGTGGGGGTAAGTGATGCCATAAGATTAGTCCTTGACTATTGTGTAAATCGACCCGTTGGGTTGTCTGTTGTCATTCCCGATGCTTCTAATCTTGGAATGTTGCCAGTTCTAGCTGCTATCAACGCTAACATCTTAGCTTGTTCAGCAGTCATAGGCACTCTAGATGCTAACCTTTGTGCGTTGGCAATAGTAGGTGCAAGGGCGTTTTGAACTGGTTGCGCTAAAGCATTTACACCAGCCCCAATCCTACCAGCGCCATAAGCAGCTTCGCCCATCAATCTAGGACTCATAAAAGGCAAAGCAGCGGCTGTGTAAGGATTAGAAAAAGCAGCTAAACCAGCACCAAGAGCGCCGCCTTGTCCTGCTAAACCTCTTGGTGCAAAACTGCTCATTGCTTGGCCTGCTAACGCTGGCATCAATTCATTGCCACCGCCTTCTACAAGCTGTTGCGCTAATGCCTGGCGTTGACCATAATTTGTATTTACATTGTTTCTTGTTAAAGATTGTAATTTTCTCAATGCTGTGTCGGCAGAAGCCTTTTTACCCAATGATAAAGATCGTTCAATTTCATGGATTAACTCACTAGCATCTGTGTATTCCTTCATTACATTGGCGTAAGTCGGAGATTGTGCGGTAATTTCTGACTTAATTGCGTTGTAAACATCTTTGCCAGCAGAATATGCTTGCTTTGATCCTTGTGGCAATTTTTCAATTTCACCCCAAACAGCTTGTTTTAATTGGTCTAAACCTTCTGGCGTATGAAAATCAGCAGGGTTTGATTGCTTCCAATCGTTTACTGTTTTCTGAATAGAAGTTAATAAATTATCTGCGGTTTCATTAACAATCTTTCCTTTAAATTTAGAATATTTTTCTGCGTTTGTTAAGGCGTTGTCAATTCCAGTGAAATCAAGAATGGCTTTATCGTTTGCAATGTTAACCATGCCAGATCGATAGTCAGCTTGCTTGTTAGCATTGATTTGAGCAAGGTTAGCCCTTGCATCGTCAAGCACTTGCGTGATTGGTGCATTGCCACTTATATTTTCTTTAAACGCTGTTTTGCCTTTTAAACCTGCTTTAAATGCTTCTTTTACGGTATCACCACCAACACCAGTGGTTAAACCAATTCCGCTTGCAACAAGTTGCGGGACTCCCTTAGTTACAAGCTGACCAGTTTTAAGCAATGCATTTACTGGGTTAATGGCATTAGATGCCTGAGTCAACATATTCGCGGCTCTGTTTGCACTAGGGCTTATATTTGCAGCTTTAGCCATAGCCGAACCGCCACCCAACAACATAGACACATCACCGACAACCCTAAAAGGGTCTTCTTCCATTGTGCGTTGGAAGCCTTCGGTGCTAGTGTAGGGTCTAACCAACTCTTGCCCAAAACCACTAGCAACATTTTGAGCGCGTTGCAGTGCCGCAGGGTTGCCAAGTGGGTTGTAAGGTGAGGCTTCAATTGCAGCCAGTCCACGCTGAAATGGTTTTGGCAACGCTTTATACACACCGCCAGCAACAACATCAGCTAGAGCCTGGCCTGTCTGCAATGGGCTGCTTACCGCCTCAACCAAGCCGCCAATGGTGTTTTTATACAAACTTTCTGGCGCGTTCATTATCATTTTATAAGCGTTGAACGACTTAGGCTCAAGTTTAAATCCCGCAGGAAGATTAAGCGTACCAGCAGCCTGTGTTGGCTGTTCTAATGTAAATCCTTCGGGCAAAGCCATAATTTTTCCTTATTTAACTGGAGTCCAATTCTTGCCGCCATCAGTAGACTGCAATCGTTGTTTGCCATTAGTTGCGTAAATTGTAGGAATGGCTGGCGCAGCCGCTGGAGCAGCCTTATCTTTTCCAACCAACGGATTTGCTTTATACCCTTGATCTTCGCTGTAAGTTTCTGTCAAACCCAATTGATCTGCCGCTGCAATTTCACGCATACGTTTAAGTTTTTTAACTGCCGTAGCGTTGTCATCGGTTGCCAAAGGAATAAAAGGCAACAGTCTTGGAGATTCTGCTGCTGTAACCGCTGCTCCACTTCGCTCATGCAGTACCAATGATCCAATATCCGCAATGCCAGCACGCACATCAACGCCTTCTGGGTCTACGCGACTTAGAACCACATTAGGCAAATATCCCTTGTAACCAGTAGCATCAGGGTTTTTTCCAAGCAATGCAATTGTGTCATCAAGCTGTTTAAGTGTTTGGACGTTTTTAATAATTGCTTGGTTGATTTGCGTTGGAATTGGTTTAAGTCTTGCACCACTTGCAGGAGTCATTCTTTTACTAAGTGCTTCTTCGCGTGAAACAAATATTTCTTCACCATTTGGCCCAATAACAGCCACGGGTGCTGAAGGTGTTGCAGGTGCGCGACCAGCCGCAGCAATTCTTTGCTGATAATCAAGAATACTACCGACAAATCCATCATTTTTGGCTGCGTTGTAATTCCGAATCAAATCAGTATCTACACGTTCAGGTGCTTGCGTAAAAGTTCCTGTTTGCGGGTTGTACACGGAACTGCCAGAAGCAACAATCTGAGGTGTAGTCAAACGTTTGACTTCTTCCAAAAGCAGTGCTGCTTCAGCTTTTGCCTGTGGAACATCAGGAAACTCGTTTAATTGAGAAAGTCTGCTTTTAATTTCAGCAACTCTATCTGCCTTTGCAGGCGCAACGGGTGCTGCTGCTCTAAAAGCAAGGGCATTGCTAGGTGTCATTACCGATGGCGCTGCCGTAGGAGCAAGGGCATTGGTAGGTGCGGAGGCATTAGGGTCAAACGTGCCACTACCAAGTGCGCCAGCAATAGGGGCAGCAGGCCGTGCAGTGCCAGCCAATTGGTTGGGGTTCTGCATTGCATTAAATTTCTTGCGCTGCGCTGCTGTTTGCGCCAAAGTTATGGCTTGAGTTATAAGTTCGGGATTACGCTGAGAAACTGTCCATTCGTAATAATCATTTGCAATATCTAAGGGATCGCCATCTTTTCCACGCTCTTTGGCTTTAGCCAAAAACCTATCTAACCCAGCTTGTTTTTGCTGGAAGTCTTCTAATTTCATTCGGGCTTCTTGCTGTTGCAATCTACCTGTTTCCATGTCCTGTGCTTCTTTTCGCCCAGCCATAAAATTCTCACGAATGTTTGCAGGCTGAAGAAGGTCAAAATTAAGTGCCATGATATTCCTTTAGCTGGAGTTACCAGACGCTACCGCCACCAATCCAAGGTGCAGTATTAAGATTAAATTTAGAAAAATCCATGCTGCCTAAACTTTTTGCAACATCACCGTAAGCCGAGGCATTAGAACGCTGTGCTGCCAAAAGAGCATTGCCTTGATCTACACCTGTGTCAGTCAGTAGTTTGCCACCACTTGTGCCATAGTTACCCACTTGAGTAGCGTTATTGGTAGCAGCATTTGCACCCATAGTGGCTATGCTGCCAAGAGGTGCAAGCCGATTGGTGCGGTTAGTGTTATAGCGCTCATACGCATTACCGTATTCCTGCGAACCTGCTTGCTGACCGTATCGAGTTGCTGCTTTAAGTGCCGCACCAGATTGCGTACCACCACGGGCAGCAGCACTGCGGTCAATAGCTTTTTGACCTTCAGTTAACCTAAAAAGGTATCCCGGGTCAGTAACAAAGTCAGACATCCCAAAATCTTTACCGTACTTACCATACTCAGCACCCCCAGTGTTAGTGCCAATACCCAAAAGTTCCATCAATTTATTTTGGGCAGTAGCACCACCTTCACGATAAGGGGCGGTCAATCCTAGTTGTTTGTCTAGCATCTCACGCTGAAAAGCCATTGACTCTTCCCTACCCCTAGTTGCTGCGTCAGCGGCCTGTGATGCCGCTTTACGGTTTTCGGATGCGCTATATAAATTCCCACCTATTGTTGCTACAACGCCCCATGTCATAATACTTCTCCTTGTAACTGCGATGCAGCAGTTGATGCGATTAAACCCATATCGTCATAAGACGGGGCAATGACTTCTGTCTCTATTTTATCCAATTCGGCCTCTTTGTCGAATTCTGTCAAGTGAACCGTAGTCCACAGGGTATCTTCTTCAGCATAAACCGCACGCTTTAGCCCAACCTCAGAGATAAAAGTGCATGGGGCCTCAAGGTGCTTTTCTCCAAACTCGGTAAAAACCTTGACCCTGCCCTTGGAAATAAAGTTCAAATGCTGGTGGCGATGAATCTTTCCAATGATCAATGTTCCTTTTGGGATCATCATTTCACGGGCATAGGTGCAGCAGCCGTACTTCTCATCCTTTGGCGTAAAGTAGTGCTTTAACACACAGTCGTCAAGATTTGATTCAATAGCACCCTCGTCAATCAACTTTTGCATTCCATCCTGCACGGTAAGAATAGCCTCACGAAAACGCACCTTTACTGGAGCGTTTGGCGCAACCTCAAAACCTTTACCGTAAGTGACTTGCATCAGTTTGTTCCAAAAGCAGGTTGTTTGTTGGGATTATCCACTATTAAGCCATTTTCCAACATATAGTCACCGCTTGTCAGTTGACGATATTGTTGGTCATTTAACTCAATTGCGCCATCAGGTAGGCCGTACTCATCTTCCCGAACCTCAGTCAATCCATCTTGACGGGCTATTGCGTACCTCATCGTATTCTCCTTGCGCTTAGTGTGACTGCGGTAAAGGTACAAGTCCCACCCGCTGTTCTTGCAATAGCATAAACCGTTGTTGTAGACGAAAGGGAGATTCTTTTAGTGAATGCCCCACCCACCAAACCATTAACAACATCGGCGGCAACCCACAAATTGTCAACACTCTGAGTACCGACATCGCCAGAAATTGTGTTGATTGCTATAAGCACGGCGGTACAAGTGGCACTAGCGCCGCCCGAAGACAACACTATCCTAGCATCCCAGTCCCCAGCCGTTAAAGAAATTGAGGTTGCATTTGCTGCGGTGGTGTTAAGGCTTACACCCGTAACACTAGAGGAGACATACTCGCCAACAGACCCTGCATTGGCGTTGTTATTTGTTGTTGTCCCAATAATTCCACTTGTCGATAAGGGCTTAACAGAGCCAGCAAAGGTGGCATTTTGCGAGGTGTCTAGTGTTAACGCTGTTGTCCCTGCACTTTGCAAGACAAGACTTGTTGCTGAAGCACTTGTTAACTGGCTTATTGTTGGGGTCGTAATTGTGGGGCTTGTAGATAGAACAACATTGCCCGAACCAGTAGATGTTGTAACACCTGTGCCACCGTTTGCCACGGCAAGTGTTCCAGCAAGAGTCACAGCACCCGTTGTTGCGGTGCTAGGTGTAAGCCCTGTTGTTCCCGCACTAAACGATGTTACCCCGCCACCACTGACAGACCAAGTGGCTGTTGTGCCGTTGGATGTCAATACATATCCATTTGTGCCAATGGGAAGCCGAGTTGCGCTATTTGTACCGTTCCCGATAATTAAGTCGCCAGTTGTCGTTATTGGGGACAACGCATTAAAAGCAGCAGAGGCAGTCGTTTGCCCTGTGCCGCCACCACTGATACCAACCGCACCCCAAACTGGCGCAGTACCATTTGACACAAGTGCCTGACCTGTTGTCCCAATTGACAGTTTTGCAAATGTAGTAGTGGTGTCTGCGTATATTAAATCGCCAACGGCGTAAGAGGCAAACCCAGTGCCGCCATTGGCTGCAATCAATGTGCCGCCCAGCACCACGTTGCCAGTGGTGGTTGTTGATGGAGTTAGCCCTGTTGTACCCGCCGAATAGCTTAAAACCCCCGAGTTGGCAACAACGATTGTCCCAGCCCCATTTGTAACGGTGATGCCAGTACCAGCGCCCAAGGTGTTTAGGGTATACCCTGATCCGTTACCAATCAACAATTGACCGTTGGTAGGAATAGCACTCAAGCCTGTACCACCACTGGCAACGGGCGTAATCCCAGTACCGTTTCCAGTAATCACATACTGGTTATAAAAAAACCGATACCACTCTCTTGACATTAACCCCGTGCGAGGATCAATCAAGGGGACACGGGGGGCCGTGATTTGGGTGATATTAGGCGTTGTAGCCATTAGGCGTTGGTGGGACTAATTACTAATTCAGCACCCATGATGACCGCCTTAACTGGGTCAGTCTGCGATATTTCGTAAACACGGTCACGCAGCTTGAGGGTCATGCCGAGTCTGCGCCAAAAAACACGGCGGTAATACTCGCCGATCTTGCCCATTTTGCTTAGATGCTCGTTGGACCATGTGTGACCACCATCGTCAGAAAAGCGCAGCATGATCTCAGGGTCGCTGCCTTGGCCTGTGACTAAGCCAGTACCCGACTCACAATCAAGTTGAAGGCTGTGCTGCGCTGTGCGCTTGAGGTTATTTGCGCCAGTTGGCAATGCTCTCCATGACCGCAACCACTTCTGGATGCCGCCATTGTCAGCATAGACCTCAAGGTCAAGGGTGTAGATATTGCCGTTCTCATAGTCACCGACTACCGTGTTGCCGCCAAAGTTACATTGGCAGTTGCTACGATGGCGAGTAAATTCACCAAGGGCAGTGTTCCAGCCAGCACGTTCATGCCACGCTTGGGTAGACACATCGTAGACCCAAGTGGCATCACCAGTAGGGAATGTCAGCACATAGAAGGCGTGACCCTCTTGCTGGTAGGTGTAGGCCACAGCGTCTGAGATGTTGCCGTACTGGGCAATGGCGTACTCAATGGCATGGGTAGAAACTCTAACGCCTGTGTAGCCGTTGGCGCGGTAAACGATTCCTTGTCCACGGGCATCCGTGCCAAGCCAGAATAGGGCATTGTCTAGCTTTGCAATGGAGAATGCAGCTACACATCCAATTTCGTTAAAAGCCCCTTGGATGCGCGTTAAGGGGAAGTCAGCCAGTCCAGCGTCATACCAGACCTCAATCGAATCAGTACCAAACAGCCACGCTTCTCGGTGGTCAATGTTGATCGCAACCAAGCCGTCTGGTGAGCCTTCAGCAGACGCAAAGTCAAGCGGGTCAACCGAAGTACCATCTAGCAATTCAGTTACCCACACCTTTTGGGAGTTGGGTTCGTTGTAGACAAAGTATCCATCTAGGTAGCCCACAGTCACCGCACCTGTAAAGTCAGGGTCGGTGATCTTGGCAAATACATTGGTAACTTCGTTGTAGATAAACCCGTCAGGATTGCAGGCCAAGAACATCTGTGTGCCGTTGTCAGCAATCGACACTGGGCCAGTCCCAGTCACATCACCCAATTTGGTGGGTGTAGCGGTTAACCCAGTGACTTTGTAGAACTCAGTACCCGATACAACATAGAAGTCACTGCCGTTGGTCTGGTGCGCCCATAGCGCCCGAATAGGGCCAGTGCCTATGGCTTGCTGGAACTTTAAGCCTGGTGTACGGTTAAAGAATCCCGCAGTCTTGCCACCATCGGCGGTAGCCTCTGGAAAAAGGTTTACAAGTCGGTTATCCGCAGCGTTGATACTGCGTGCGACATATGACGCGCCCAGAATCGGTGTTTGCATTAGTAGTTACCCGCATAGACGTTGAAGCGTTGACGAGTTGCTATGAGTGAGTAAGGCATGGACATGATGTCATCAGGGTTGTTGATGCGTTTCAAGTTGCGCTTGCTGGTCATGGCAATACGAGTGACTTGGGGGCTGGGTTCAACACCAAACTCAGGTGCAATCTCCATTGCCAAGTTGTAGACAAACGCACGCAGGTAGCCTGGTGGGAATGTCAGATTAGTTGTCAGTACGGCTGGGTTGCTCAGTTCTTGAACCGAAATGAAGTGCCACTCCAAGTCCCTTGTGGGCTTTGGGTACACCGTCATCGTAGCGTCAGGGTAGGTCATGTTGACAAAAATGACCTGTGGATACGTTGACGTTACAGTTTTAACGGCAATGCCATCGTACTGCTGCTGATTGATAAACTTGATGCCAAAAGACACATTTGTGCCTGCGTCACGGTAATAGGTAGCATCGTCAAACAAGACTGGGCGATTGCCTACAAAATCACCACTTGGGCCAAGCGTGCGAGTAATCTCCCCCGCAGGCCATGTAAAGATTTGATCTTGGGTGCAGAATACAGATAGACGTTCTGTATTCCACGAGTCAATCATCTGATTTAGCGCAGTCAGTCCATCTTGCGATGTCGCTGCGGATGGCGTTTCACCTTCGGCAAGCACGCCGAGCAGCCGAAGCGCCCGATTGATTTGATCGCCAGCGGTGGTTGCCATAATTAAATCCCTTCGGTTGCAGTCTCAGTTTCTACTTTGCGAACATATTTGCGCTTTGTTCCCAGTGCATTCACAGGGGCCGCATCTTCGGATTCCGAGGGCGTATCTAGAGTATACCGCGTCCAGCCGTTTGTTTCATCGTAAACGGCTTCAAGTTCCATAGTGGCAACTTTGCGTCCGTGGACGGGATGAGAGAGATAAATGTTCATAGGAAAAAGGGGGTTTTTACGCCCCCTTTTAATTTAGGCAGTGATGCCGAGGTTTTTCAACGCAGTGCGAAGTGCGTTAATGGCGGTTGCCAACTCAGTACCACTTGCGGTATTAGAGACAGCCGTAATTGCAGCAGCTTGAACAATCGGGGTAGTACCGTAAAAACCAGCAGTTCCTCCGGTTTTACCCATGATTGCGCCGTCCAATTGCGGGTCTTCATACGCAACACCAATCGGTTTACTATTTGTAGGCATGATTTATTCCTTTAAGAACAGGGGCCGAAGCCCCTATTTGGTTTAGCCCAAGCGATACACAACGTAAGTGCCTTCGCCAGTCTTGCGGAAGCGGAACAACTGGCTAGTTGTCACAGCGATAGCAACCAAAGCGTTGCCGCCATCGGTTACACCAGTGTTAACAGCCAATGTCACCGCACCAGAAGAAGTGCCGATGTTGACGATTGCCAAGTCAAAAGTGCTACCAACAGTAGCGTTAGGAACAGCAGTGTCAATTGCAGTTCCCAAAGGCAGCGTGTATGTTGCAGCAGATGTAGATGGGTTAGCCACCAACATTGCGTTAACAATTTGCGCTGCTGTTAAGGTTGCAGTAGCAGTAGCCGTTTGAGGGACAGCCATTGCGCCCATGACAGTTTCTGATCGATTGCCTGCACCAACTTGATAACCACCTGCGCCATTAGGGAGAGCCATGATAATTTTCCTTAAAAATGTTAATACGAAAAACGGGGCCGAAGCCCCATTTGTTTAGCCCCAGATACGGCAAGCCATCTGTGGACGGATGGTGCTGTAACCGTACAAAACGTCAATACGGCAAGGCATACGGTCATTGTTAATATCGTACTGGCGCACAACACGCAAGCTGATACCGTTATGAACCGCACGTGAAGCCATGTCAACGCCTTGAGGCAGCAACAAGTCAGCAGTAGCGAAGGTGATCGCATCTTTGTGATAGACCAAGTTCTGTGCGTATGCAGTAGAAGCAGTACCAACAAAGGTTACAGTGCCGCCAGTTGCAGGCAAAGCATCCATAGTAGCCAAAGCAGTATTTGCAGAGTACATAGGAGCAACGGTCACAGTCCAAGTACCCGACACAGCAGTGGCATCAGCCAAGGCTACGAATTGGAACAAGGAACCAGTGGTTTCACGGGTCTGTGGGTTGACTGCATTGCAAGCACTGATAGTGAACACGTCACCAGCTTTGATGGTGGTAGTCACAGAGCCTTGTTCCAACAAGATGGTAGAAGAACCTTCGGAAGTAACGCCGGGGGTCTTAACCAATGTAGAAGCACTTGCGCTGCGTGAACCAGTAGTGTGTTGCTTGATAGACTGAGACATATTGACTTCATCAAAGCCCAATACGCCAGCGCCCATCATGCCGTTCTTGAATTG